ATAAAAGATTTTAAAATTTTAGAAATTTCAAAAGAAATTTCAAAAGATTTTTTTACTAAAAATCATATAAAAGGTTATTTTGAATCTGAAAAACATTATGGTTTATATAAAGATAATGAATTAATTTCTGCTATAAATTTAAATAAAAATTATATTTCACAATATGTTTATTTAAAAAATGATAATTCAATAGATTTATTAATAAATTTTCTTAAAACTAAATTTAAAAATTTAATCTTTAAGGCTGATTTAACTTATTATGATTATAAAATTAAATCTAAAAATATTAAAATTTTAAAACCTGAAAAATTTTTAATAAATTATAGAACTAAAGAATTTGTTAATTTTGAAGATGAAAATACTAGAATAATTTATAATTGTGGTTATTTTTTAATAAAAATTTAAAAAATTCAAGTACTTCTTTTTTAAAGAAGTACTTGAGATAAATTTAATTAAGCATTACCACCTGAAATTGCTATACTGAAACTATTAGTTCCGACATTTACGAAATTCAAATGAATAAATTCTGCCACGTATGTAGGTTTAATGTATACATCAATTACTAGCATATTATTTGCTATTACTTGAGGAGTGTTATTGGTCTCATCACAAATAACTAGATAATCTTGAATTCCACGACCTGCTTTTACTCCAGCCAAGAATGGTTTTATTAACGAAACAATGTAATTTCTTGTAAAACTATCATTGAATTCAAATAATGAATATTTTGCCATTTTTGCTAAAGCACGTTCAAGAACGTTAAACAATGATCTAACGTTAACACGGTTAAATGAACTCTCTTTATTTAAAAGAGTTTTTTGTCCCCAGTTTAATATTCCAAGATTTGGAAAATTAACTACTGGATTTATATTATTTTTATACAATAAATCTCTTTGAGCATTAGTTGGACTATAAGCAAGTTTTGCAGCATTTTTAATCTGTCCTCTTTCAAGACCAGCACTTGCCCACCAAGCATCTCTATTATAAGATGTTTGAGCACGAAGTCCAGCAATATCACCAGCTAAATTAACCCAAATATATTTTTGCATTTCGTTAGAATACTGATATTTATAGTTAGAACTTAAAACACCAAAACTTGTATTAGCATTTAAAGATGTTCTAAACTTAATATTTTCAGCTGTCGCTAAAGTTGCTTTTAAACCAACACTAGCAGATTTAGGACATCCTACAAAAGCAATACAATCAGCACGTTTAATAGCTAAATTTAAAGCTGTTTTTGGTGACAGTTCATTAGCTATAACTATATCAATATCAACTTCCTCTTTATTATCAAAGATTTCATATGCAGCTTCGATATCATCTATACCAGGAGTTGAATCTTGACCGTTTGATAACTTAGCAACTTTATCGTGTAACATTGATGCTACAGTATTTTCTGGGTTTGCTTCATTAACTGAAACTAAAACGTAAGATGATTTTTTATTAATAACGTTCTCTATATATAAAGAATTATTATTATCATCTTTTTCATTTTCGTCTAAAGACACAATATAAGTTTCTTTAACTTCATTTTTATATATAACAACTACAGCAAATTGTTTTCCAAATGGAGCGAACTCAAAATTTGAATCTAATGAAATTCCTTCAATTACTTCTTTACCATTATTAAAATCAGAAACGTTAGCTATTGCTATATCAATTTTATTTCCATCTTGACCTGGAAATTTAGCAAAGAATTTTAATTTTGCATCATCGTTTATAAATGGTAAATTTACTTTAAGATCAGAAAAAACGTTAAAATCTGGAACAGTATGTTCTGATTTATCATAATCTACAGAGTTATAAACTCTATACGTTGATGGAATTTCAACACAAGCTGATTGTGTTCTTTCTAATTTATAAACTGGTTTGCCTTCAACTGCGCTAACTAAAGCATCAGTATCATCTCTACCAACATATTTAACGTTAGTATAAAATGTACCATTAACATTTTCTGTAGAAATTTCAAGAACTCTAAATTGAGGATCAGTAAATTCAGAAGTTAAACCAAAAATATCACCAACTTGTAATGTATTTTTACCTGTAAAACTTAATAAGTTTCCAGTTGGTTGAACGTCTTCAGTTATTTTATAAAAATATTGAGTTTGTTCAGTAATTTCTGGAGCTAAATCAAATGTAACTGTAGTAACATCTTCGTGTTCTGTAGTTACTTGATTTTCGCGCATTCTAGTAATTTCAATATTTTCATCTCTTACATATTTTACTTCAAAAATCATTGGATTTTCAGCAAATGAAACTTTATCACCAACTGAAAAAACGTTTGTTCTAGCAAAAGTAACATTTACAGTAGCTTGTTTATAAAAAGTAATTGTTAATTTTTCTTTATTTGGTGCTAAAGTAAATTTATTTGTTTTATATTTAAGATCAGTTAATTTTAAATCACCATTAAGATTAGCAGCACGAGAAACTTTTAAATGATTTCCATATTGTAAAAAGTTATAACACTGATACCAATCGTTATAATTATATTTGTTTGGATAACCGTAATATTCTTTAAGATTTGCTACAGAATCAATATCTAAAGCGAAACCAACTGGACCTTTTTCAAAATTACCACCAAAAACAGCAGTAGTAGCTGCTTCATTTACTACAACTTGTGATAAATCTGTTTCGGTAACTAAAACACCAGGACTTAGCAATTTTGCCATTTTATTTTCCTTTATAAGATTAAAATTATGTTAAATCTTTTCTATACTTAAAATTTATAGTTAAGTTTAACAACCTAAGTTTTAAACTTAGGAATTTCAAAAAGTTTAAAAATTCTTTAAACTATATTATTTATCAATTTTAAAAAATTTAAATTATAAAATATGCTGTTAAAGTTCCAACTAAAGAACCAACTACACAATCTCTAAAATGATGTTTTTTAGCAGCTATTCTTGAAAATGCAGTAAAAACAGCAAATATTCCCATTAAAATAGTTACTATCCATAAAATCCAGTTATGAGAAAATCCAAACAACATTATACCAAAACCAGAAAAACTAGCACAAGTATGACCAGAAGGCATAGAATTAAAACCACCATTAGGTCTAATTGTTAATTTTGGATATTTTTTTCGTATAATAAATTTAATACTAGAACAAATTGCCAACTGTCCAAAAGTTATAGCTAACCATTGTAAAGGTGTTAATAAACACAACTCAGGAAATAAAGCCATAAAAAATAAAGCAACCCAAAGTGTACCAAATTGTAAGTAATTACCTACATTTTCAATATCGTCAATTTTTTGAGTTGTTAAATTAAATGCTTTTTTAATTGTTTCATAATTTATCATGTAAATCCTTTTAATATTTAAATTCCAAATTTTAAAATCTCGTTAAAACGAAAATTTAAATTATATAGATTAAATTTTTAATTTTTAAAATTAATCAAGTAAATTTTCAATTCCATCTCTTAATTCTCTACCATTTGGTCCTAAAGCAAAATCAACTAATTGTTTCATAAAAGTTTCATCTTTTATTTGTTCAAAATCAGAATAAGTTAAAGTTACACTAAACATAGATAAAGCATTTTCCTCTTCATCAGAAACTTCTACAGCTCCAATACTTGTAGGAAAACAATTTTGAAGTTTATATCCTAAAACTTTATCTCTTGTTTTAGATAATTGCCAAATATTAACTTCTTGCTGATATTGTGGTCTTCCTGGGTTTGATGTTAAAACATTTTTAAAAAAACCAAGTCCTCGATCAAATGTAAAAGCTGTTTTTGCAGTATTTAAAAATTTAACTACACCGTTTGCGGTATTAATTAAATCATTAATTTTATCTCCAAAAATTCCAGTAGCATTTTCAGACTTTGGTGTAGTGTCATCTATTTCTTTCATCCAAGAATCAAATAATTGTCTTATTATCATTTCAGAATCATCTGTTAAGTTAATAGTATATTGACCTTGTAAATCAGTTTCACCTCTAACTTTATATCGTCTTCCTTTCCAATACATATCAACTGAACCAATATCACGTTCTGGTAATGAAGTGCTTCTTGCTAGAATAGCAATTTTTTTAGATTTTGAACCGGGAACTGAAAATTCAATTAAATAAGTATTTGATCTTACACCTAAACCAGGTCCAAGAGATTTTTTTAAATCGCTTAAATTAAAGTTAAATTGTCCCAAAATTTAAATCCTATGTTTACATAAATTTTTAATTATTTATTTAATAAAATTTAAATTTTTTAATGTTTTAAAATCTCGTTTATAAACGAAAATTTAAATTCATAAATAAATTATTTGATAAAATAAATTTATGAAAAATATACCAGAAAATTATAATACAAATGAAAAATATTATATTAGATTTTATTATGTTAGAATTATTAAAAAATTACTTAAAAAGTATGATTTAATAACTTCTTTAAAAATAATTTCTAAACGTTTAGGAAAATCTGGAATTAAAAATTTTTTTAGAAATTCATTTATATATTTTACAGATGAAAAATTTACAGATGAAATTTATAAAGAAATTATTAAAGATTATAATTATAAACCTAAAGAAATTAAAATAAAACTTAAAAAACGGGAATCTTCATTTAAAAATCCAGAAATACAATATCGTGCTAAATTAGTAAGACTTGAAAAATATGGTGATCCATATTATAATAATCATGAAAAATGTAAAGAAACAAAATTAAAACGTTATGGTGATCCATATTATAATAATAAAGAAAATTCAAAAAAAGCTGATTTTTCTTTTAGACAAAATCATTTTAACGATAAAGATAATCTTTATAATAAAGAATTTTGGTTAAAAAATTTTATTAAAAATAAAACTATTAATAAACAAAAAGTTTTAAAATATTTTAATATTTCTCAAAAAATTTACTTTAAAATTAAAAATGAAATTTTTTCAGATTTTAATACATATTCTTATTATAATCTTGAATCTAAATGGTTAAATGAAATTGAAAATCTTTATTTTATTAAAATAATACGACAAAAAATTATTTTTAATAAAAGGGTTGATGGATTTATTAAAGAAATTTCAGAATCTTTAAAATTTCTGTTTACAGAAAATTTAAAATATTCATTAAATGAAAAATTTAATGGAATAATTTTTGAATTTTTAGGTGATTATTGGCATGGTTTTAAAAATAATTTAGAGATTAACGAAGTTAATAATAAAACGTTTAAAGAACTTCATGATGAAACATTTAAAAGATTTAATGATCTTAAAAATTTAGGTTATTTAATATTATATCAATGGGAGTCTGATTATAATAAAAATGGATTAAAATTTAAAATTTATTCAAGTACTTGAAACATTCAAGTACTTGAATGTTTTAATTAGTAGCCAAGACCAGTTTGTGAGAAGTCTACACCCCAAGTTCTAGCATAGTTTTGTGGATCAAGAGGAGTTGTATCAAGACCATAACGACTTCTAAGAATGATTGAAGGCTGACCTGAATCAGGATTAATCAATCTTTGGAAACTTGCAGGAACGTAAGGACTAAAGAATCCGATAGAATCCCTGCGGTCTGATCCCTTATAAAGCATTGTAATATAATCGCTTGTAGCGTATTGGTCTACAACTACTTTATATTTTCCGTCAAATGTTCCAACTAAACCATTATATAGTGGTTTATCAATACTTGCTGAGCTATCAGCAAATTTGAATGTTCCAATTTGCTCTAACATTGTAGCAACTTTAGGTGAGCAAAGAATTATATTTGCTTGACCACGTTTTGTTAACAATCCAATGTTTTTAGCTTCGTTAGACATCTTAATTGCTTCAACACGATATTTCTCGATTTCCCATCTACCGTCAGCAGCATTTGGTTTATAAGCAATGTTTGGAAGAACTGTAGCGTTATCATTAACGAAATTAACGATTTCACGGTCGATTTCAGCCTGAAGTTCAGCACTCATTAGACTCATAAGTTCCTCGTCAGCTAGCAATCCGTGTTGTGCTTTCAAGTCGTCATACATCTCAAGAGTGTACTCAGCTTTTAACTTTCTAGTTTTAACTTCTACAGATTTTTTCATAACATCGAAACCGACGGTATTCATATCTTTAGCAAGTAACTCACCAGCTGCAGTTGTATATGGACCAGTGTAGTTCTCAAGAACACGATGGAAGTTTGCTTCGTTAGTATAAACAGCCTTAACATTTTTACCAGCTGGAGCAGTTAAAGCACCAACAGCAAATGTACCAGTTGTAACAACTACAAGAATTCTTTTATTTTTCTTATCAACGTGAGCAACTTTACCATTTGCACCACCGCCAGTAACAGTATCACCGATATTTACACCAGTTACGTCATCAAGTTCAAGAACAACACCGCTATTAGCTGGAGTTATTTTTGTAGTATCTGAATTACCAGTATATCTATTTACTAAAGCATAAATATAACCAGTTGGCATAGTCATTGGCTGAATACCAAGAAGTTCATTTGCTATAAGATTTGGAAAAACACGTCTAATAAGAGGCATCATAATTGGTGTGAACTGAGCTACGTCAGCAGCGTTATTTGCCTCAGCAAGAATCTTTTCAGTATCTTTTGCAGTATTCTCTAAAAGAATACTCATAACACTTTTATCTGATTGAGATAATTTTGGAAATTTTGTAGATTCCAATATATCTTCATATTTTTCAGTTAGTTTTATATCTGACATTTATTATTTCCTTAATTTTAATTTAAATTATTTATCAAATTTTAAAAATTTATGTTACAAAAATCTTTTATATGCTGGTTCAGCTTTTTTAGAATCATCTTTTACAGATTCGTCAAGATTTTCAACTTTTTCAACTTTACCTTTAACTTCTGACTTTAATTTTGCCAATTTTTCATCAATTGACTCATTTAAATCTATTAAATTTGCTAGTTTAACAAATTTATCAGCTTCTAAAACACTTAGATCACTAGCTGCTTCTGAAATTGCTTTTTCTTTTTCAAGAGTTTTAACTTTATTTTCAAGTTCTATAATTTTATCTCGTTGAGAATCATATTTTTCAGCTAGTTCAGAATACTTCTGATCTGGAGTTTCAGAATTTTCAAGAATTTTAGCACCAGTTGCTTCAATCATAGTTTGAAATGCTTCAATAACTAAATTATTTTGAGCACAATCTATTGACTCAATTAACTTACTATCAATTTTTGAAACTATATCTTCAACTGCTTCATCTATAAATTGCTCGATTTTAGAATCTACAAAATTTTTAAAATTTTGAAGTTCTTTTTCATAATTTTCTTTTAATTCAGCTTCTTTTAAAGCTATTTCATCTGCAGCTATTTCAGTTGCTTTTAATTCGACTTGTTCATTAAAAGCTGAAGTTATTTGATTTTTTTGGTCTTCAGTTAATGCTTCAAGTGGAATATTCTCTAAAATATCATTCATTTGAATTCCTTAAGTTTTATTTTATTTATCTTTTTCAATAAATTTAATACTTTAAAATTTATTTAAAGTATTTATCAAATTATTAAAATTTTTGAACTGCTTTAAAAGTTTAATAAAAACAGTTCAAATTTTTAATTTACGTAAAATTACGCATAAAGACTAGCAAGTTCTTTCCAACGTGATAGTCCACATTCTTTTAAAGCAATAGCCAATTCTACTGATCTAACAGTTAATGGTTTAGATTGTCTAGCTAATTCAGGTGTCATATATTCAATTTTTGGACCACTCGTTGAAACACTACCACCAAGTGCTTGAATAATATCGTCTATATCATTTTTTGCCATAGTTTTAGCATGTTTAGCGTACATTATTGATTGAATTCTTTTCATAACGTCTTGAGCAGCTAAATGAACATCAATAAACAATGATCTTGATAAAATAGCACCTTCAACTTGACTTGCTTTCATATTAGAAATAAAAATTATATTTCCAGTAAAATAATATTTAGATGGTAATTTTACTTCACCTTGTTTTGGTTTAGCACTAGCTGTTATTACAGCACCATTTAAAATATCATCGGTTGCTTGTTTACAATAATCTTCAATTTCAGCTCTTGATTTTCCAACCATATTTTCAGTGCCTGACATATATTCGATTGTATTATCACCTGATGTATCTAACCTTTTGTGTTCAGATAAGGTCGTTAATCTTATCCCGTTTATTTTTGATTTATTTTTTTCTTACAATTTTCAAAATGCCATCTTTTTGCATTTGATACGTCTAATTTTTTACCACAATGTGGACAAATTACTTTTTCTAAATTTAATCTTTTAATTGATAATTTTTTCTTAGTTTCTTCACTTAAAGTTTTACCTTCATTTGTTGTTTCATATAAATTTCTATTTTTTAAAAATTCATCTTTTGAAACTAAAATAAAATCATTTGTTCCTTTTAATTTACAAGTAACTAAATTAGTATTATAATAAAATAATGTTTTTCCAATACGTTCATCATTTGTTTTAACATATTCTATATTAAAATTTTCATCTCTAACAGCAATAAAACCTTTAGGTTTTTTGTTACAAATTTTATGAACTTTTGGATCATAATCTAAACAATTAATAAATTTATTTTCATTATTTTCTTTTATTAAAATTAATCCACGTGTTGTAAAATCAAAAATTGGACAATTAAAATAATTAAAAAATTTTTCATTTTTCATAACATTAAAATAATTATGTAAAAATGCTTCATATAAATTACATAAATCTTTATTATGAAAAACTTTTATTATTTTTAATTTATATTTTTCAGATTTAAATTTTTTAATATCATTTTTTCTTTTTGAAGATGAACAATAATTCCAAAAATCTATTTTTAAATCAAAATTTTTTGCTTTTCTACTACCATAATAATGTTTACCATCTTCATATGATGTTATTCTATAAACATAATAAATATTATTTTCAATAATGTTTAAATTAAATTTTTTAAATCTTTCATCTTTAGAAACTTCAATTAAAAAATTTTTAAATTTCATTTTATTTCTTTCTAAATAAATCAATTTTAAACAGCTTTATATTTCTATAAAGAACAGACTATATCATAATCTTTTTATAAAGATTTCGTGCGCTTCGAGTCACTTGACCCTACTTCCTTTCGGAATAGTCGTTGAACCTTACTTTTAAAAAGTCTTGGCTGCTGATTGTCTTCAACTTTACTTGTTAAGAGTTTCCAGCAATTCACACGATTTTCATAATAAATCACTTTATTATGCCACTTTTTGAACGATACGTTCAAAGTTAATGGGTTTAAGCATCATAACAATATCAGGATTTTTTAGAAGTGAATCTGCTTCATCAAAAACTATTGTTTTATCTCTTTCTGTAAAAACAGTTCTATAAAAACTAAATGGTGCAGCTTTTGTACCTGAATGGTAATACCAGCCTTCATTTTGTTCACCTAGAATTTCTTTAAGTTTTGATGTAACATGGTAAGTCTTTCCGATTCCACCTTGACCCAAAATAATTAAAGATTTTAATTTTCCTTTAGCTAATGCTGTTGTTAAATCCTCAATATCTTGGAAAACAGTTTCTGGGTCAGAAAATTTTGTACTTTCAAGAGTTTTTTCAACATCTTCAAGATTTTCAGAAGTTGAATTTGATTCTTTTTTTCCAACTTGAAGTTCAGCTACATATTCGTCAAACTTGTCTTCAAGACCTTTTGATTTTATTATTTTATCAAAATTTGTAGCATCATTAGCGTCATTTTGAACTAAACCATTTTGTTTTGCAAATTGACGTCTTTGACCTTGTGTTATATCTTTTCCAGCTGCTTCGTTAGTTGGTTCAGCACCAAAATCAGATAATTTATATTTACCTTTTATATTTTTCTTTAAAACCTTAGCAATTCCATTCCAAATTTCAACTACGTTTGTAACTTTTAAAAAAGTTAATGTAGAAGTTGGTTTTGAAAAATCAGAATTTATAGGTTCCCAATAATCAATACTCGAAATAAATAATTTTTTACCTTTTTCTGATTTATTATCAGCTTTTAATGAATTAGAATTTGAAAATTCCCAGTTAAATCTTAATTGATAACCAGACTCATTTATTAGTCTTATACCTGTTCCTTTTTCACCAGAACTTCTTTTATAAGATTCTTCAGCAAATATTTTAAATTCACCGCCAAAATATTTTGCAAATAATTTTTTATAAAGAGTCATAACACGAGTTATATCAGATTCTTTAAAAGATGCTTCGCTTAATAAATCACCACTTGATTTTAATACTTGTTTTTGTAAAAAATCACTAAATTTCATAAGTTTCCTTTAAATTTTTTTTTTTTTAACTTACCTAAAAATTTTGAAACAAAACATTTAGGTAAATTAAAAGTTTTAACAATAATAAGTTAAATAACGTTAAATTTTAATTTATATAAATTCATCAAATTCCAAATAATGACAATTTCGTTAAAACGATTAAATCGTTATTTAGTGAATTTAAAAAATTATATTAAAATAAATTTTTAATTTTTAATATCTTTTATTATATTACGTTTAATATAAATTAAATTTAAAATATTTTTTAAATCATCGATATTTACTTTTGTAAAAGTATTATTCGATAATTTCCAATCTATTTCACCATTAAATCCTAAAGTTATTCTTGAAACTAAATCAAGAATTGAATCTGGATCACCATTAAATTCTTTACTTTTATATTCTATTTTTAAATTATTTAGTTTAAATGTTTTTGACTCAATTATTGTTTTTTCACCTTTTGGTATTGTAACATTTAATAATTGATTTCTTAAATCTACTAATTCACCTGGATTTTTCATATCGACACTAACTAAAATTTCTGAATTATCGTCTTTTATTATTATAACATCAACGATATTTTCAGAAACATATTTAGGGTCTTTAAATTTATAAATCATTTTATTCCTTTTTTAATGTTTAAAATTCAAACATTCAATAGATTGAATTTTTGAATAATTCAATGTTAAATAATTCTTAAAAATAATCCTTTGTTATTACCCAAAATTCCCATACAACGCCAAGTTCCTTGTGTCGTATTAACACCATCAAAATATAAATCACTACCTTTATAAGATTGGTTAGTTGAAATATTTCCATGAGATTCTAAAATAGTATAACTTCCGACTTCTAAAAATCCAATATTAGTCATATGTTCTTTAAATTGTCTTTCGGAAATATTAATTGTAGCATTACCAGTTCCTGTAATATCTACACTATTAACGTGTTTTACACTTTCTAATTTTTTACTTAATTCAGTATTAATTTCATTAAATTTTTCAACTAATGAATTCTTATATAATAATAAATTATTTTCAAATGAATTAAATGAATTTATTAAATTTTGAACTTTTTCAGAAACTACATTTAATTCAGATTCTTTAACTATTTTATCGGTTCCAATACCAGTAACATTTCTTAATTCATCTATTGCACTTTTAACATCTACAAGATAATACATTATCGCTTCAAAGTTAAAATCCATTTCACTATATGATAAAGTATCATATTTTGTAAATGCTCTAATATTTTTTGAAGTTTCATAAAGTCTTTTAACAATTGGTGTTAAATTAGCATTATTAACTCTTAATGTTAATGTATTTGTATCTGGACCATAACCAGATTTTGGATTAAGACCAGGTTTAATATCTGGTAAATTTCCAGGTCTTGGAATACTAGGTCTTGGTTTTGAAGGATCCCAAGTTCCACCAGGATTTAAAGGATCATTTCCTGGAATAACGTGTTTAATAGTAAATTTATCTGTTATTATTTCATTTTTAGTATCTATTAATGTTATTAAAACTTCTGTACCGTGTTTAAAATTAGTATTTTCGAGATTTATAACATCTATAAAATGATCTGGTATATAAACGTTGCTAGTTTTATCTAATTTTTCAAAATCAGTTTCACCTTTAGTAAAATCTACTTTACAAATTACTTCGTTATAATCTACATAATCTAATGTTATTTTTTTAGCATATTTTAAATTTTCAAAACTAATTTTTGAATCTGTAAAATTTGTTGTCCAAGCAATAGTTGGTTTTTTAAACTTTATAATATGATAATTAAAAGTTTCTGAATACCATTTATTATTTGTAGCTAAAATAGAAACTTTTGGTTTAAAAAATTCTGGTAAATTATCATCTAAAACTGAAATATATGCACTATTTGAAACTTTTTGAAAATTTTCAGGAAAATCAATATTTCCAGATTTTTTAGTTAAATTATGGTCATATAAAATTACTTGATCATCATATTCAATTTTAATTTCATTAGCTTTTTCAATATCTTGAAAAATAAAATTAACTTTATTATCTTTATAAGTTGAATTTATTTTAAAAACTGGTATTGGTTCTAAAGTAAGTTCATAATCTGGAGTATTATCTGTTTTATAAAACGTTATTTTAAATTGTTTAAACGATTCAAGATATTTTTTTTCAATTGTTATTTTATTATTTTTAATAACAATTTTATCATTATTAAATTTTTTAATAAAATCAAAATTTGAATTTCCTTCTGATTTTAATTCATATTCATTTTCATCTAGTTTAATTATAACTTTATTTGAGTGAAAATTTGAAACAGAATTTGGAATTAAATCAAAAGTAAAAATATAGCTATCTTTAGTAATTTGATAATCTGACGTATAAAAATAAGAAAATACTGATAAAACATCAAATGAAATTGAATAAATTATATTATCATTTTCTTTAACTTGAACTGATTTAAGTGGAATTTGAGTTATAGTTTCATTAGAAATATATTCATCTGGAAATTTTGGATTTGTATTTTCTACTTTTTTAAACTTAAATTTAGTTTTAGAAATAGCTTCAATTAATTTATACTTTATTTGTTCATTGGTATTAGTTGTAAAAATAATATTAATATTACTTGAACTTTGAATTTCTTCATCAGTATCTATATTTAAAATATAATCAATATATCTTACATTTGATACTTTTTTAACATTTGTATAATTACTTTGAATATGTATCATTTATTTTCACCTTTATTTAAAGAATTTAAAAAAATTAATAAATCATAATTAGATTCTGCCCAAGATTTATATTCAAGCCAATTTAATGATAAAATTCTAGCGTTTTGTGGACTTAAACAATAAAATTTTTGAGAATCAAACTCAATTATTTGAACATTATATTCTTGTGGAATTGGTTTTTCATAAGGTTTTGGTAATTCGATTTGTTTAAGTTCTGGAGAATTAAACGAACATCCAGCAATTAAAATCGAAAATAAAATTAAAATAAATTTTTTCATAGATTTCATCTTTTTATTTCTATTTATCTTTTGATGATATTTTGAATTTTAAATTCACCAAATTTATCCAAGTAATAAAATTCACCAAAAACGTCCAGTAATGAAATTTTCGTTATAAATGAGTTTTCATAACTTGGATATTTTTCATAACTTGGATAAATTTAGTGAAATTTAAATTTAATTTATTATATAATAAAGAATGAATAAAATATATAATAAATCACTATTACCTTTTCAAGGTCAAAAGAAAAATTTTAAAAAACTTTATGTTGAATTATTAAATTCATTTAAAAATTCAGTTTCTGAAAATGTTAAATTTATTGATTTATTTGGAGGTTCAGGACTTCTTTCGAGATGGACAAAAGATATTTTTACAGAAAATGAAGTTATTTATAATGATTTTGATAATTTTAAACTTAGATTGGATAATATCCAAAAAACTAATGAATTAATTTTAAAAATAAATGAAGTTATTAAAGATTTATCAGTTTTAACAAAAATTCCAGAAAATCAAATGAATAAAATTAAAGATATTATTTCAAATGAATCTGGTTTTATTGATGTTTATACTTTAAGTACAAAATATGTTTTTGGTCTTAGATTTATAAAAGATGTTAATGAATTATTAAATCAAAAAACAATGTTTTTAAAAACTCGTGGAACTTATGATTTAGCTAAAGATTATTTAAATGATTTAATAATAGTTAAAGATGATTTTTATAATTTATATTTAAAATATAATAATCAAGATAATATCTTTATAATTGATCCACCATATCAAAATACTAATCAAAAAACATATTCTGGTAGTATAGATTATAATAAATTAACAGAAATTTGTAAAAACTCTAAATTTATTTTATTTTCTAGCGATAAATCTAAAATTTTTGATTATATTAAAGATATTAATTATAATGTTAAAAATTTAAATGTAAATAATTATTCTTTAAAATATAAAGATTTTATGATTTATAATATTTGAAAAATTTCAATAAATTTTTGATAAATTCAAGAAATTGAAAAATTCAAATATTTGAATTTTTCAAAAATTTTAGTTATAATAATGTATTATAAAGATTTTGTTTGATCTTTCAAAAATAAAAAATTGTTCTTTTAATATATTTAATCTTAAATTTTTCATAAAATCTTTTTGTTTTTGAGTTATTTCTTTTCGAGTATTAGAATCATTTGGAAAAATAACTTCATAAGCATAACATAATGATAAAATATTAACATTATCATTACCTATAATACTATTTAATGATAAAACTCCAAATTTTTGAAAAGTTGATAAAGTATATAGTGAAGTATCATATGTTTTAGCTATAAAACCATAATTTATATTTCCATCAAAAGTTAAATCATAATTAATTTGAGGATTAAATAATAAATTTATTGGAGATAATTTTGTTAAACGTTCTTTTAAATTTGTAGTATTTTTTAATTCAAAAGATTTTATTTCATTTTCTTTAGTTAAATAATTATAAATATTTTTATCTATTTTAAAACTATTTTTATCTTTATCTGTTTTATATACTTTCATATTTTTATAAAGCATATGTTGAGTTATTTCATATTTTGAATTTGCAAAATTTGAAATTTCATAATAATAATTTTGGTCTTTATAATGATTTGTTTTAATTATTACACTAAAAACATATTCTCGAAAAGAAAAAGTTAATTCCATACCACTAAAACAAAAATCATAACCATAAATTGGATTTATATCATTTAAAGAAACATCATTTGGATCATTTGAAACAACATAAGAATATTCCGATTCAGTAAAATAATTAGTTTTATAAATTTTTGGATCAATTTCAGTTAATGTGTTAAATCGTTTTTGAAATTTTTCAAATGTAATATCATAAGTAAAACATTGAATAATTAATTGTTTTATAAAACACATATTAAATAATGATGTTTAATTTCTGGTGTTTCTATTAAAGCATAAAATGCATTATTATATTGATTTGCAACTTGATCATACGTTTTTAAATGATTTTCATGATTAAAATCTTGTTTATTATGATAATTATAGAAAAATGAAGGTTCTATTTCAAAAGGACCTTTCATATCAATTTGTTGTAAATCATTTTTTAATAATCTTTGATAATTTCTATAATAATAACCAATTGAAATTTGATATCTTGTTTTTGATTTTAAATTAAAAATTGTAGTTTTATAATTTTCAGGTTGTGGTAAATGAAAATTTAACCATTTTTGATCAATAAATTCAAACTTCTTTTTATTTTTAGGTTGAAACTTTAATAAATTATAAATCAAAATTTTACCTTTTTAATATCATAATCATCTTTAGTTGTTAAAATATTTGAAATTGGAACAATCATAAATTGTGGTAATGTTCCTTTTGATCTTAATTGTAATTTATATTTATGATTATCTACAGTTATTAACATTTTTATATCAGTTTCTCCATTTAAACTTAAAATAATTTTATCAATTTTAACAGAAAATGGAGTATTTTCATATTTTTCAAATGTACTTCCCATTACTTTATAAAAATTAGACGATTGTGGTAATTTTGATAAACAACTAGCTACGATTTCATATAAAATATCATCATAATGCTTATTATTAATAAATTCATTTAAAAATTTAACACAATATGGTACACTTTTAAAAAAGTTATTACTAACATTAGAATTAGAAACTTTTGAATAATTTATATCAAAATTTATGTCTTGAAGTCTAACTAAAATATTTGATTTTGATTGAAGTTCTTTTAATTCTTTTTTTAAAAATTTTTTAAAGTTTTCATCAAATTTTGAAAAATTTAAAATTCTAAAATTAGAAAATCCATATTTATTACTTAAATTATTAAGTGCAAAAGCACCATATAATGCTTCATCTGAAGATTTTTTTAAAGAAATTCCAATTATTTTATCAAATTCATTTATTAATAAATTTAAGTCCTGATAAGATTTAAAATTTGGAATATTATAATTATCTTTAATTAAGAAAAAATCTGCTGGATTCCATTTATCTGGATTTAATTTTGTCAATCTTTTTCCTTGAGATTTTAAATTTTCAAATTCTTTTGATTTATGATGAATAGTATATCCAGAAGTTTTTACATTTTTAAAAACACTTAAAGCTGATTTATAACAAGAATCTTTCCAATCTGGATTTTCTGTTAAATAAGTTTTAACATCAGAATATGGTGTACTTATTTCAAGTTTTGATTTTGAAGATGGATTATATTTTTCAAAACTTGATTTTTGAATTAACATATCTAAGAAATAACAAACACCACATTCTCTTAAATCGTCTATATTTGAATTTGTAGAATTTGATTTAAATTTACTAACATTTTCTTTTGAAATTTTTGAAAATAAAACTTTAGTTTTTTTAGAATCTATAAAACCATCAAATTCTACATATTTTTTTCCATCTAATATTAAAGATTTTATAGTATTAATATCAACATTTTTAAAAGCATCCATTAATTTTAAAACGTCTTTAGACGATTTATCAAATGTAAAACTTTTACCATCTACTAATTTAAAAATATTTGAACTTTCAAAAATTTCATAAAATGGTTTACAATATTTTATTTTTTCAATTTCTTTTATATTAAATGAACTTGCCAAAATTTATTCCTTAAGCTAATGAATCGTCAATTTTTGCTTTTACATTAAGTTTCTTTAAAGCATCTAAAACTGTTTTTTCAGCAGTTTCAGCTTGTGAATCGTATTTTGGTTCAATACCATAAATACAAAATTTAACATCTGTTCCAGAAACTTTTAATTCATAATCGAATTTTTCATCCCATCTACCATAACCATTTAAAACAGATTCAATAGCATATCTTACTAAATCGTCTAAATTATCTTTTTGTGCTTCTTTAAGCATATAATCACTAAATTTCATTTTATTCCTCTTTTATTATTTTAATATTTTAAAATTTAAATTTTTAAACTTTT